AAAATAGAATTAACTGGCGCAAGAACTGTTTTAACTGCTGCGTTTGAAACTGCTTCTGATATGTCAACTGGAATTTCTAATGTTTTTTTCCCAATGGTCCGTATAAATGCCATGTTTTCATTAACTTTATTTCCATAATAATCATTCGAATCTTTTACATTTTGGTCAGATTCAATATTTTTAGCTTCTCTCATTGCAGTTCTTGCATCGGCAATCATTTTCTCATTTTCAAGTTTTTCATTTGCCTCAGCAAGTAAAGATGCTGCTTCCATTCGTGCCGCTGGATTTGTTAAACTTAAAAAGTAATTAATTTTTTCCATTTCTTTAATAATTGCATTAAATGACCTTTCCAGAGTATCTAGCCTATATTTATTTGGCATATTTGAATCAAACACAACTGGTGAAAAAACATTAAATAATAATTTTTCTATTTCTTCCATTCCATTTGCTAAAGCGACTAACCCATTGTATGCTTTTACAACTTCTTTAGAAGGATTTGTTTGCATAATACTATTCATATCACCTACAATTGTGTATAGTATTTCAGTTACTTGATTAAGTGGCATATTTATATTAACAAAATCAATATTTCCAGTTTCTTTGTTAAAATGGAATGGCAATGGATTTATTCCAAAACATGCAGAAGTTTGAGTATCCTTTTCAAATTTAGGAGGTTCTGCAATAAGTTCAATGGAAGTTTCACCATTTATAAGGTTAGTGTATTCTGGGTGTAAAGATCCCTTATACTGTTTTATATTTTTTAAGCACTCTCCTCTAACAGATTGTATTAATGGTTCTAATTCATTACGTGCATCGGCAAATATTTTATCAAACCCAACATTCAATTCTGATTGAAATGTTAAACCAAACAAAATAGGAATCTGTGCAGCCCCAGAGATACTAACCGAATGTGAGACCCTTGGTGTTATTACTTTGTTACTCCATTCTACAACTTTATCCATATTTTGTGAATGTACAACTAAGTCATTCGATGGAGTATTCATGGCAGATGCTAATGCGCAAATCAATATAAATAATTGAAATATAGTTCCAAATCCACCTCCTTTCTGATAATCAACTTTTCCAGATTTTTTGATTGAATCAAAGAAACTAATTTCAACCGCTTTATAAATAAGAGAGTTTGCAATAATAGTATTGCTAATTATGTTAGATTGTTTTTTGTCAATAAATTGGTGTATAATAGGAGTATTTAATACGTGAACATTTCCCAACACGTTTTTCCAATTTGCATTTAATAACTTTAATCTACTTACAATATTTCCTATCCCAGCACCAACACCAAAACTCATAATACTATATACTAACAAAATAAATTTATACTTGTCTATACTTTTTGAATTTTATTTTTTTCGTTCCCATTTTCCTTTTCTTTGTTTTCCTTTTGTTTGTTTTCCTTTTCTTTTTTCCTCCCGCAAATGATTTGTCCGTTGAAATAAATGTAAATAATGGCTTTTCACCAGAACAATCGCAATCTAAAACCCCATGTTCCGCATTTAATTGGGTTTTAAGTATGTACGTAATTATGTCATCACGCGTGTTAGAAAATATACGTTCCGGGCAATTTATATGTTTTTTTGCATCTAACTCAGTTCCGCCCGTTCCAACAATGTATTGATGTATTGGTTTTTTCAAATGAGAATTAAAGACAACGATGGATTCTTGATAATTGTGTATATCTGCACATAAATAACTTATATTAATTTGAGAGGGGATAATTTGTAATATACTTTTCCACATATCAATAAATGGTTGTTGCAATTCTGTTAAAATACATTCATCTTTCTTTACTTTAAATCCAGTAATAGGATGGTGCCCCATTATAATAATGTTTTTTATTCCATCATGATTTTGTATATTTTGTGTAATCCACCCATTTTGTGTACTTCTTAATTCCTCTATATTTACATTTGAATTATAATAATTGTTATAGCATGGAACATATGATTCGGATTCTGCAGTGTCATACATACTCGTATCTATCATTAAAAGAAGTGTATTATTGAGAACTCTAACAAAATTTGTTCCGAGTGTAATATTTTTATTTGAACTAACCAAATGTTTCTCATGTTGTAAAATAGTGCATGTATTTGAAGGTTCTTCAATTAGGTCTTCACCATGTTGAATGCAGAATTTTTGTTCATTTCCTATATTTGTCTCCAAATCATGATTTCCTAGTAACATATAAATTTCAATGTCTTTTGGCAAAAAATCGAATCCACGAGTTAATTTATCTAAATTAATTATTTTTGTGCATATATCTTGTTGTTTTTCTTCTTTGTCTTTTTTTTCTTTCTTGTCTTTGTCTTTGTCTTTCTCTTTCTTCTTATCTTCTTTTTGCTCTTTTTTTTTTGATTTGTCTGGATAAAAATTGTCTCCTCCAATAACAACAAAAGAAATTTCTGGATTTGCAGTTAAATGGGTTTTTAGCATATTCATTGTGTTTTCTAAATTTGAGTTTTCATTTAAACTGTTCCAACATCCAAAAAAAACAAATTTGTTTTCTGACATAATATAAAGATACATTTTAATAATTATTATGAGTTTATCTAATGATGATATTGAAATAAATAAATATTCCATTGAAGAGCTTGAAAAAAATATTCGTGCTTTATCCATGACCATTTTAGTAAATTATCAAATTTTAACAGCTGATTTTTGTGCAAAATACATTTTAGATGAAGATAATATGGATTGCTATGAAGAAAGATGTAGATTAGATTATTGGTATGTTTTAAGAAAACAACCTCATATTACAAGAGAAGAATTGCTCGAGTCTATGAAAAAATATAATCGGTAAACATAATAAACATTTGTTATCTATTATACTAACAAACTAAAATGTTACAAACATGCTATGATGAAATGTCGGATGCCTATGAAATTGGAGTTGATGAAGTTGGACGAGGTCCTATGTTTGGCCGAGTATATACCGCCGCCGTAGTTCTTCCTAAAACGGATTTTGACCATGACAAAATGAAAGATAGTAAACGGTTTCATTCTAAACGCAAAATTGAAGAAGTTGCCAATTATATCCGACAAAATGCAATTGCATGGAGTGTTAGTTATGAAGAAGCAGACGTCATTGACCAAATTAATATTTTACAAGCAACTCAAAAATCAATGCATTCTAGCATTAAAGAAACCATCTCTAAATTGCCCTCAAAAGATACCCCAGTTCAGTTGATGATTGACGGCAATTATTTTAAGCCATACACACATTATAATAAAGACCGAGGAATGTTTGACTCTGTATCCCATGTCTGCATTGAAGGAGGAGATAATAAATATACGGCCATTGCGGCGGCATCCATATTAGCCAAAGTGGCAAGAGACCAATATATAGCCGATTTATGTGCGGAACATCCAATATTAGAGGAACATTATGGAATTGCAAGTAATAAAGGATATGGGTCCAAGAGACATTTAGAAGGAATACAAAATCATGGAATCACTATTTGGCATCGACGCACTTTTGGAATATGTAAATCATATGCCCAAATTTAATTTTTAATATATTTATTTTTAATATATGTCTGAACAACAAATGCAAACGTCTCCTAATCCGATAGAAATGCAAGTCTCTGAATATAGTGATACATCTTCTTCATCTTCTTTTTCTTTATGGACATGGGTATTTATCATGTTTTTGTTTGGATTATTTATTTTAGGAGTTTATTACTACTATTTTTATGACGCCTCTTCCATTGAGGATGCGATTGAGAAAGCATTTAAACACTTTAACGAAAAAACGACCGAGGCAAGAGAAGATGTTGGAATAACGGGAGATACGGGGGCAACGGAGGAACAAGTTACCTTTAAAAAAGTGTTAGTAAAGGCATTAGACAATTCAATCAATGACAAGGATGAGGACAAAGATGAAGGGTTTCAAGCAATGAGCTCAGCTGATTCATCATTAGGCAAATTGAGTTGGCGTTTGTTAGATGAACAAGATGGGTCAAACCAAATTGTGGATTCTAATATGTGCATGTCGGGAAATATTTTTCCTTCCAGAGACATTTGCATTAATCCCACATTAAGAACACTATAAAATAATATAATGAATATATAGATGTGGAAAACACGAAACATTCGAAGAAGAAATAAAGGAAAGAAAACAAAACGACAAGATGGGGGATTGCCATTGCCTTTCATGGGACCATCTATGGACAAAATAATCGAATTTGCTACAAATAATGATATGGATGTAAGTGCCTATATTGAAAAGAAGACGGGTGTCTTCTCAAAAGCAACAACAATATCATTTAAAGTAAAATTTATTAAAGGAAAACAAATTAAATTTATACAAGATGAGAAACCCAAATTAGATGAAATAAATACAAATATTAAACCCGAAACTCCGTATAAATATGTAATGAAAGGTTCAAATGTGGAAGTAATATTAAATGTAAAAAATGGAACTAAAATAATTATTACAATAGATAAAACGTCGATTGCAGATATCAAAGCCAAAATGAAAATAGAAGAACAAAATAAATCGCAAAAAATAAAAGAAATGACTGCAAAAACAGACGTTGCTGAAGCTGAAAAAAAAGAACACGATAGATACCAGTCACATACCTTATCAATAAAAGAAAATTTTACAAGAAAAATAAACGGGACCTTACCTTATTCAAAACATGAATTAAATTACTTATATTATTGTCTTGAAACGTATTTACCAGAAAATTCATTAACCAAAGATACAGTTCATACATTTGTTAAAGAATTTGAAAAATATGATAGCAAATCACCCGAAAAAGAAGTAAAAGAAATAAATAAAGATAATGTTATTTTACGACTCGAAGCTGGAATCAAGCTTTTTATAATGAATGAAAGTAAAACAAAATTGCAAGAAATAGTTAAAAGATTAAATGTGGACCCAGATGAATTAGATAATTATCTTACACCAGAACAATTTTTAGAATATTTACAAAAAATTCAATCGCTTTTTGGTAGCATTAAAGAAAGACCCGTAACTATTGCAACTACAGCAGAAACGGTTGAATCTGCGACTCCTATTGGTGAATCTGCGACTCCTATTGTTGAATCTGCAACTCCTATTGTTGAATCTACAACTCCTATTGGTGAAGCGGTTTCGCCGAATGAAGTTAAACTGGAAATGCAAACTGGTGGTGCGGACAATGCATTATTAGATGAAATAATAACTAAATATCCATCAATGAAAGGATTAAAAAGAATGATAGATAATTTACCAGAGGATATTCGACAAAAATATGAATCTGAAATCAATACTACTTTAGAAAAAGTAAAAGAATCAAATGTAGAAGAAAAGGTTTTAATGAATGAACCCGAATTTCAAGAAATTCAATCTGATTTGGATTCTCAAATCCCTCCTCAAACAGAAGAACCCAAAACAGACGAACTCAAAACAGATGGAGAAACCAAAACAGAAGAAGCAACAACAGATGGAGAAACCAAAACAGAAGAACCAACCACAGATGGAGAAACCAAAACAGAAGAACCAACAACAGATGGAGAAACCCCAATATCGACAGAAACAACCACAGATGGAGAAACCCCAATATCGACAGAAACAACCACAGATGGAGAAACCCCAATATCGACAGAAACAACAACAAATGGAGAAACCCCAATATCGACAGAAACAACGACAAATGGAGAAACCCCAATATCGA